CGGGGGAGGAACGGCAGGGAGAGGCAATATTTTATGAACCCGTGGCTTTTTTGTAAGGGGAACCGGATAAACAGAGTTTTACAGACCATGTTCAGGAATTACCGGATCCGGGTCTGCCAGGGGGTTAAGTGGGGGAACCTGAGAGAGGGAGATAATGTTAAAGCCGTGTAGCTGTATGAATAACAAAGAGGATAGGAAATACGGGGAGCATATCAGGAACTTTGAACAGGTGTGGGTTGACAAGAAGATGCACGGGGAATATAAGTGGATGTGTGAGAATTGCGGGAAGACGAAGCCTGGGTGGAAGATGGTCTGCCTGTATGTCTCGGAGAATTGGATTTAGAGCCGAATGACCCGATTGATGGGTTTCGGAATGGGGCTATGGGGATGTGCTTGACAACAGGTGCTTAACTTTAATAGCCCCATATAAAAATTAAATTAAGGTCATGTTGGGGGTGGGGTGGGCTATGAGCAAGGGTAAGAAGAAGGAAAGGTAGGTGGGTATGCCATTAAAGGAAGGTAAGGGGAAGAAGGTTGTAAGCCAGAACATTAAGGAGCTGGTGGAGAGTGGGAAGCCTCAGAAACAGGCCGTGGCTATTGCCTTGGAGAAGTCGAGACGGGGGAAGAAGCGGTAACGTAATTAAATATAATATCAAGAAAAAAGCTTAGCGGGGGATAAATAAACCATGATTGACATGAAGGTTGAGAAGAAGGATGTGCAGGAGGATTTGCCTGGGCCTGATGACTTTAACGGGTATCCTTATGGTCTTAGGATTACTATTTGTGATGAGAAAATTGACGACCTGGGCCTTGATAAGCTGAAGGTTGGTGATAAGACTAAGGTCTATGCCGAGGCCGAGTGTGTGGGGTTCTCTGAGAACGTCTATGATGGCGACAGGAAGGATAGGCGGTGCGAGCTTCAGATTCAGATGATGGAAGTCAAGACAGCCCAAGAAGATGAAGATGAAGAGAAAGAAACATTCTTTTCAAGTAGCAGGTAGAATGAACCGTATGAGCATACCAACATAACATAATGGCAAGACCAGCTAAATTACCAAAATTCGACCCCAATGACCCGGAATGGCAGGAAGCGGCGCTTCAATGGGTTGACCCTTCGGCATGGGCGGAGCATAATAATTTCTATATACCGGATGCCGGGCAGCTTTTTACTCTCAAGGGCCATGAATATTTGTGGGAGTTTTTTAACGATGATGCCCCATTTATCGTCTGCCTGAAGGGGGTGCAACTCGTATACACCACCTCAGAGATTATTAAGGATTTGCATGGATGCGCCTATAAATACAAGTCCGGCATTATCTATTACTTCCCTACCAAGACGGACGTGGTAGACGTAAGTAAGACAAAGGTTGGTCCGTTGATTGATGCCAACCCCATATTAAAGGACTTGGTAAGGGACACCGATACGGCAACGGTCAAGAAGATAGGCCAATGTATGCTTCACTTTCGGGGCCTGAAGTCCATTGTGCAGGCCAGAACCATCAGCGCCGACAAACTGGTATTTGATGAGATTGATGTAAGCGATCAGCAGAACATAGACCACGCAATGAAACGGCTGGACCATAGTGATTTTGCCGAAGTTTCTATCTTTAGTACACCAACAATGGTTGACTACGGTGTGGATGAGGCGTTTCAAAAGACGGACCAGAAATACCGGATGATGTATTGTGAGGCTTGCCGCCATTATACCTGCATGGAAGAAGATTTTCCGGCATGTCTGGTTATGACACCGGAGGGAGCCAAGCGGGTATGTGTCAAGTGCGGCAAGGAACTGCCCTTACTTCATCCAAAACATAAGTTTGTTGCCAAGTATCCGGGGAAACTATACCAGGGCAGACCGGCAAGCGGCTATTGTGTCAGCCAGCTTCATAGTGCCAAGCCGTTCTTGCTGGATAAGATTTATGAGGAGTATTTTACCACCCGTTACCCGGCTGATTTCTGGAACAGCCGAATGGCTCGGGCCTATACAGACGCAAAAGACCGCCTTGAAGAAGCGCACGTTCTGGCTTTATGCAAGGGGTACGGTATGGAACATACTTCGGGCGGTATCAGTACCATCATGGGTATTGATGTTGGACCGGAGAAACACCATGTTGTGGTAGGGCGTAAGGAATACGGGGGAACAGTCAGGATTATTTATATCGGCACTTCGTCATGGGGAGGTCTTGACGATCTTATGAAACGGTATAACTGTTATTCTGTGATTGACGGTTTACCGTTCCCGGCCAGGGCGATTGAATGGGCAAAACAGTATCCACACCGGGCCTGGATCTGTTATTATAGCAACAGCTTTAAGACGGGTATTCATTGGGACGATACAGCCAAGAAGGTTTCGGTTTATCAGACACAGGCTATGGATGCAAGCCATGACATGATTCAGGAGGGTAAGGTTTTGCTCCCGGCAGTTTCAGATATAACCAAAGAATTTGCAAAGCATTGTCATAATGTGGCCCGTAAGAAAGTTGAGGATGAGGATTCTGGTGCCGTAAGACATACCTGGATCAAGCAGGGACCGGACCATTACCGGAAAGCCTTCAGCTATATGTGTTTATTAATTGAGCGTTCACCAGAGAACAAATATAGCGGACGGGATTATAGTTATTTAGATGGTTCCGCAAACAAAATGATGAGGCGTGGAATTGCCAGTACCTATGCAACATAAGGAGCTTTATGGCATATTGTAACTATTGTGGTACGGGGGCGGCTGAATTTGTTGGACATATATTTAGCAACAAGACGGCCAAAATATACAGCCGGTTCATGTGTACGGATTGCGGGGCGTTATTTGAGATCGAAAGACTTCCTGTCGGCCCCAATGCTTTTGACATTGACCATCCAGAAGCCCACGGACACATGCTTCCCACTAAAGATTGGATAGAAAGGGAAACGAAACGACTTGGGGTGTTTGACCGAAATCTGCATTGGAGAAGTTTTAGTTAATCTTAACAAGGTTGTTACGGGGGGAGAGATCGTGAGAACCTTAAATGGCAAGTCGGAAAAAAGAACCACAAATTGAAAATGACCAGATTTTAACTAACACAGACCAGATCGCAGACGAGGACAAGAAGGAACCTAATCCAGAGTATTCTTTCAATCTGGATGATGCCCGTGATTTCATCCTGACAAGCCGCCAACAAGCCGAAGATGAATATCGGAATGTACGGGCCGTGTGGGATGATTGTTGGGCCATGTATATCAACTACCAGGATACATCAAAGAAAGAGGACTGGCAGTCAAAAGTATTCCTTTCTGAACTCTATCCAGCCATTAAAAAGGCCACATCACTTCTGAAGCGTATCCTTTTTCGTGCCAGACGTGTCTTTGACCTGAAAGACCCACTTAATGAGGGCATGGATTCTATTGAGATTGCCGGGCAGGAAAGGGTTCTCGACTACTGGCTTAATTCAATTGGGTGGATTCAGGTTTTAGGTAAGGCCATTGAAAGCGGTCTGGTGTTTGGTCTTGGTATTATCAAGCTATGGTGGGAACCCATTAAGAAAACAGGCGTGGAGGTATCGAAACAGACAAAGGTTGAGCAGGATGATGCCGGGATGTATAATACCTATGTTGATATTGCCCTTGATAAAGTAACCTATGAAAGTTCCCGGCTTGCCGCAGAAGTGGTTGACCCAAGACAGACATGGTTTGATAAGGCCGGTACGTTCTTTATTGAAGAAAGTTATATCCCGGTTTATATGTTGGAACAATACAGCAAGAAAGGACCAAACGGAGAAGCCCCACTTTACGATGCCGCCCAAGTCAAGAAGCTGAAAGAGATTGATTATGCTTTTGATCAGACAGAGGTTGAACGCCTTGCCAACCTGAATATATCGGCACAGAAAAACAGCTTCAAGAAAACTGCCCACATTTACGAATACCACGGCCCATTGTTTGCCAGAGATGGAAGTCTGATTAATGAAAATGCCTATCTCGTTCTTGCCAATAAAGAATATATCCTTAATCCACACCGGATAGATAAGCCATATAACTTTTATGGATCATTAGAAGGAAGATCCCCATATATTAAATTCAGCCCCATAGATTTCCTTTTCAGGAATGAAGGGCAGTCCATGATTGAGGCCGCCGTATCATTACAAAAAGCCCTCAACAATCTTATTAATATGAGCATGGACGGATTGCTTTGGAAGTTGAATAAACTGATTGAAGTTGACCCCGATCTTTTGCGAAACCCCGATGTTTTGCTTAACCTTGAACCGGGTAGGCCGATATTAAAGAAGGGTAGCGAACAGGCCGTAAGAGAGATTCCGTTTAGCGACATTCCCCAGGGAGCATTAGCCAGTATTGAGATCATCAGGAGGGCCATTCAGAACGTAGATTTTATTACCGATATTATGATGGCCCTGAATACCAGGGCCGACACCACAGCAACAGAGGTACAGGTTAAGACCGGTGAAGCTAATGCCATGTGGGAAAGTATAGGCATAACGGTAGAGGAAGCTATTAAAGAATTTGTGGAAATGACCCGGCAGTTGGCTATCATGTATTGGGATGATTTCAGAGACCCGGTTCTTCAGGAGATTTCCAAGAAGTACGGCTTACCACTTAACCGTTCCACAAGGGAAGAAAAGGTCATGTTTCTGCTTCGCAACGTAACGATCAGAAGCGGGGCCGTGAGTGAGTATTTCCGTAAGATGGAGGAGTTGAAGTCATTGCTTGAGTTCCTTGGAATTTGCGCCAAGATACCGCCGCTATACCAGAGGTTAAACCTGCGTGAATTTGCAGACCGCCTCCTTGGTTATTTTGCTTTTGCCGATTCGCATGAATTACTGATAAGCGAAGAAGAAGAACAAAAAATGAAACAAATGGAAATGGAAGCAGAACGGGCCAGGGCCAATAATCTCCAGAGTCAAGCCAACC